TTCTGACTTTGAACACCAGCTTTTTTCTGACAAGACAAACTTGATATTTTGCAAAACCTATCTAAAGAACGCTTTACTGGACCAAATATCTGGTGAAATAGGAAAAAGTATTATTTATTGGGGATGCATAACTCTTTACGGAGACGAGGTAAAACAAGAAAACGGAGAAATTCAATCCCCCAATATAGTTTCAAAAGAAAGAACAAATTAATCAATCAAGATGAAACAAATTAAATTAGCACGAGGTAAAATAGCAATAGTAGATGACGCAGATTTTGATTATCTCAACCAATTTAAATGGCATAATCACATTGGATATGCGAGAAGGACTTTGATAAAAAATAATAAAAAGGCAGGAATTCTTATGCACAGAGAAATACTTAACCCATTAAAAGGTAAGGAAATAGACCATATAAATCATAATGTGTTGGATAATCGTAAAGAAAATCTACGAATATGCACAAGAGCAGAAAACCAGTGGAACAGAAGTATAAACTTAAATAATAAAGTAAATTTAAAAGGAGTTAGTTTAAAAAAGGGAAGTGGAAAATGGTTGGCACAAATTCAGAAATTAGGGAAAAAAATTCATATTGGATATTATAGCACTCCACAAGAAGCAGCAATAGCATATAAACAAAAAGCACAAGAATTATTTAGTGAATTTTCATTAAACGAAGCGAGGTAATTATTATTAAAAACAAAAAATCTATGGAAGACGAAAACATAATTGTTCCAGAGGAAACTCCAACAGATTCAACTCCTGAAACGCCGGTGGAGACACCAATGGAATAATCATCACTTATTGCTTATCAAGTAATTGGTAAGCAAAATAGTGGCAATTATAAGTCCACTTAATCCGTAAGGGGTGAAGGCAAACACCTTAAAATATGTCTAAAAAACTTATGGCAGAAAACAATGGCACTCCCGCCTTAGAGGAGAAGGATATCATCACTTTTGTTGATGAAAAAATTAGTTCTGATGCTGATTTTCAGGCAGAGTTAGATGCTTTATCTGATGAGGATAAAGATACTAAACTACAAGAAAAGAAAGCAGAGTTAATTAATCAAGAATATGCGACTATTGCTGAAAAAGCAAAAAAGGACGCAGAACTTGCTCAAAACTATAAAATCAGAGCTGAAAAAGCGGAAGGCGAAAATAAAAAGAAACCTCCCGTTGAGAATAAACCTAATGACCCACAACTTTCAGAAGAACTTAAACTGATTGCTCGCGGGTTATCAGATGAAGCCATTGAGCAGGCGAAAGTAATTGCTAAGGGAAAAGGTATTGCCTTGACTGAAGCAATTAAAGACCCTTTATTTCTTACTTATCAGAAAGACGCTGACGAGAAAGAAAAAAAGGAGAAAGCCAAGCTCGGTGCTTCAAAAGGTTCTGGCGAATCCAAAGAGGAAATCAAAGGAACTGAATCTGGTTCAACACGAGAAGCACATCAAGAAGCTTTTAAGAAAGCAATGGGTAAAAAATAAATGGCATTCCCGACAAATTCAGAAACCCTTACAACTCTGGATTCCTTTATCCCTGAAATTTGGGGAGAGAAAATCAATGATTTTTATCAATCAAAGTTAATAATCGCTGGGTTCTTTACAGATAGGAGTTCTGAGTTAGCAGGCGGTGGCGATACGCTTTATACACCGAACATGACTGAGTTCGCAGCCAATAGCAAAACAAATGCTACAGCAGTGACACTCAATTATCCTACAGAAACCAAAGTCACATTGGCCGTAGACCAGTGGTATGAAGCATCATTCGCCATTGAAGACAGAGAAGCAGCTCAAGTCAAGCATTCTTACTACATACAAGAAAAGTATGCACAGAATTGCGGATTTGCGGTTGCTAAGAAGTTAGAAGTAGCACTCGCGTTGCTATTTGACAATTTCAGCCAATCAGTAGGAGCTTCAACAAGCAACTTAGCTGATAGCGAAATTCGTCAAGCAATAGCATATCTTGAAGCAGCGAGTATTGACTCAACCGAAGGAGTCGCATTCTTCATGCACCCAAATGTATTTTGGAAGCAAGTGCAGAATCTCGACAAATTCAGTTTAGCCGTCAATTCACCAGTTAACGACCCAACTGGCAAGACTCCAAAAGCGACCTTATATGGTATTCCAGTATATATAACACCAAATGTTCAATATATTTCTGGAACCGTAGGAAGATCAAATGCTTTGGCTCATAAAGATGCTTTACATTGGGCAACCTCCCCATTAGGGACAGGTGGTTCATTGGCAAGAAATTCGATGACGGGCAAATACGGAGTAAGAGTGCAATCCAATTATGTTCCTGAGTATCTTTCAACTATTACAACCGCAGATTTACTCTACGGCACAATAGAAAACAGAGACGCCGCAGGAGTTTGGATTAAGACAGCAGATTAGTAATACTTGTGATATTCGTTCTCGGGTAATAACCTGACGGAAATTACCCGAAGCGTCAGGGAATGAATAACACAAAACAATTATGGGCAAAGTTTACATCAGTTCTAACCCCGTCAAGTCAACCGAAAGAATAGATTTTGGTGGCAACATCATAGACCCAAAGACAAAACAGGTTCTTGTTCCAAGGGAAGTAGATAGCGTGTTGCCACCTATAACGCCACCACAAGCGACACAAGCCCCTGTGGCAAGTCCCGTGATAGAAGGCGATGGTTTATCGGTTCTGCAACAAATACAAGCCACAAAGCAAAAATTACAAGAATTAGAAGAATTAAAAAAGCTCAAAATAGCTCAGAAAAAAGCGGAATTAGAGCTTCTCCAACAATGAAAGTATTTTATGTGAATTCAGGTTTGAATGGAAGTTATAATGTTCGTTGTTTATTTCCCTTACAAGCAAATGGTTGGGACGGTGACCGCACAACATTCCTTTTGAAACAAATGACCCCCGAAGACAAAGCAAGGGCGGCAATAAGTGCAGACATAGTAGTTTTCCATAGACCAGTTGCAGGACAGTTATTAGCGTTAGCAAGGATATTGAAGAAGCAAGGTAAGAAAATCGTGATGGATAATGACGATACACTACAAGAAGACAACGGATTCAAGTTCAACGATTATATGAACGAGAAACGAGTAGAGAAAGGAATCGAAAAGATGAGTTCTGCCTTAAATGTGTTTGCAAAAGAAGCTGACTTAATCACTTGCACAACAGAGTTCCTTAAAAAGGAATATGAGAAGATAAACGATAATGTGGTTGTATTACCAAACTGCGTAGACCCGTTCTACTTCCCTAAACCAACAAAGAACGAAACCGATGTGATAAGAATAGGTATGACAGGTTCGGTGGGAATAACTAACGATGTGGAGACTTTAAGACCAATTATAGACCACTATCAGAACGACAAAAGAGTAAGATTGGTTTTACTTTCAATTCCACCAAAAGGAGAGAACGATATTTACAAGGAGTTGTATTCTGAACAATATGCTTATTGGAGTTCGGTAAATATAGAATGGCATCCGTTTGTAAAGGTAGACGAGTATTACAAAGTTCTAAATGAGTTGAAATTAGATATGGTGATTATTCCAAGATATGATAGTTATTTCAACAGATGCAAGAGCAACTTAAAGTTTTTAGAGAATTCGATGTTGGAAATTCCAACGATAGGACAGAGCTTCCCGACAAAAGATTCTCCGTATGAGGTTAATCCCGAAGCTGCTAAACATCTTTTACTGGCAAGCAACACAGAAGAGTTTATCAGTCAAATTGAGAAGTTGATTGCAAACAAAGATTTGCGAAGTCAAATAGGCAAAGACACAAAGAAGTATGTGCTTGCGAATTACACGATTTCTAAAAATGCTTATAAATGGTCAGAAGCATATAAAACTATTAAATAAAACAAACATGGAATATCCAAAAATTGTGAAGTTAACCAACGACGAATTAAAACAACTTATTGAAGAGAAATCAAAGCTGGTAATTGATGGCAGAGCAAAATCAGAAGAGATAGAGAAATTAGAAAAAGAAATGACAGAGATTGAAAAACAACTTATTGAGGAAGAAAAGAAAGTTGACTTAAAAGAATTCAAGAAACGAGAAAAAGCCATTACTAAACGAATGGACAAATGTGTTAAAGACATAAACGATATTAAGAAAGAGATTTATGCCAAAGTTAAAGCAGGAACTCCACAAGAAATAAGAGACAAGTATGACGCAGTTAAAAAGCAGAAGGAGGAAAAAGAAACCGAAAGAAACATAATCGCTCTTAATGCTCAAAAGTATAATGACAAGATTATCCCATTAGGCAGGGAACTGATGAAACCTCTATTACAAGATGAGTTTGAAGATTATGACACAATAATGATTGAAAATGGAGAGGTGGTATGTTCTATTTTCAGTCATTTGAACGACTTTAAAATTAGATTTAATACAACTAAAAAACAATAATGGCACTTCAACTTTATTCTCCAACAAATAAGGACGGAATTATAGACAAGATTTATTCTGACTTAGGAATAACAGTAGATGATTTTCCTCTTGCGGATGTAAGGAGGGAAATAAATCTTGCTAAAACAAGTCTTTTGACTATTGCATTAAAAGTTAATGGTTGGATTTTTGATGATTCAAATCATACTGACTATCCGATTATTACTACAAACCTTGTTTTAGGACAGAGGGATTATTCTTTTACGACAGATGAAGCGGGTTATTTGATTTTAGATATTTATAGGATAATGGTAGCTGGAGAAGACGGTATATTTTATGATTTGGAATTGGTTGACCAAAAACTCAAAGGAAACGCTATGGGAATAGTTGATGGACAGAACATAACAGGCAAACCATCTAAATACAATAAGTTAGCTAATGGTATATTTTTAGATGCAATACCAGATTATAGTTATACAGGCGGAATAAAGATTTTTATTAACAGAGAGTCAACTTCTTTTTCCACTCCGACCGTAAATGTTGCTGATACTACAAAGTCAGGTTTTGATTCAAGATTAGACGAATATCTATGCGTAAGACCAGAGGCTTATTATGCTAATTTGCATAATTTGAAATCTGCATCATTTCTTAATAGCGAATTATTAAAATATGAAGGCGATGAGGACAGAGGACTTACAGGGAAGATAGAGAGCGTTTATGCGAAGCGTGATAAAGATGTTTTAACAAGAATTATTTCTAAATATAGAAGCTCACGATAATGGCTACTTTCACCAACGCCACCAAGCATACAGCGACAATAATTCCTTCAAGGAAAACTGGAATTACGACTTGGGATGATTCGGTTAGGACTTGGGACGATACAGAAGCATTTTGGGCTGATAAGTTATTAACTTTTACTAATCAAGACAAGTATACAGCGACAATAAATAATATAACAAAAAACTAATTATGGCATCAGATTTTCCAACATCACTTCAAAATTTAGACCCGACTCGTGGGACATCGGGGCAACCTCTTTCAAATCCTTCACATATTACGCATCACACCTTAGAGGACGACACTATTGAAGCGTTACAAGCGAAGGTGGGCGCTGATGCTTCTGCCGTTACTACAAGCCACGACTATAAATTAGGAGGAATTACAGGAAGCGATAAAGCCGCTTCTTTAGCAGGAGCAGAAACTCTAACCAGTAAGATTTTAGGCACAGGGACTAAAGTAACTATCGGGTCAGACGCCACAGGAGATATTTGGTACAGGCACACAGATGGAACTATCAAAAGATTAGGAATAGGAACTGATGCTTATATCTTAAAGGTAGCTTCTGGCGTTCCAAGCTGGGCGGCGGAAACAGTTGTAGTAGATGCTTCAACTACTGTTAAGGGAGTAGTAGAGGAAGCCACAGATGCAGAATTAGCCGCAGGGACAGCCGCAGGAGCTGTAGCTCGTTTATTCGCCAACGGAGCTAGTTTTAATCAAGTCCCAGCCGCAAACAAAGTTCCCGTTGCTCTAGCTTCAGGATTATTAGCAGACGGATGGTTAGGACTGACTACCGCAGGTGATTTACTTTATTCTGATGGTTCGGTTTTAACGAGGTTAGCTTTAGGTACTGCAGGATATATTTTAAGGGTAGGAGCTACTAGCCCAGAGTGGGGATTAGGAGTTTATGCAGCTGCTGGAGACAGGGTACTTATTTCAGCTGATACTTCAAGGGCAGAAACTTCAGAAACTTATACGGAACATAAAGAAGCAACTGTCAATCGTGCTGGAGCATATAGAATAAAATTCACAATTGCTCCTAATAGTGTTTCTTTTACTGCTTATGGGAGGATTTATAAAAACGGATTAGCCGTCGGGACTGAAAGAACTACGACAGCTACAGGTGGGACAGAATTTTCTGAAGATATTTCAGGAATAGCGGCAGGGGATTTAATCCAAGTTT